TTCATCGAATTCGGGTACGAATCGCGGTTCCCGTCTGGCCTTCCGCGGCAAAATCGTGATGGCGGAGAGCGTGGAAGCGTTCAAATCGTTGTCCGAGATTGCATGAGCGAAAAACGGGAGCGAAGCGACAAAGCGTGAAAACGTGATGGCGTTTTGCCCGTTTTTGAGGAAATTTTCATTAAAAACGGGCGTAAGCCCGTCGAAAATATTTTTTAAAAATGAAAAGTAATACCTTTGTAATTAGAAAGGTGGAGTTCCCTTGGAGCCGTGTGGTTTATCGTGGGTACAACAATGCGAATGCGAATGGCGGTGTGTCGAATGCGAATGCGAATAACGATTCATCGAATTCGGATACGAATCGCGGTTCCCGTCTGAACAACAATCTGAGGAAATTAAAATCGGTGTACGATACCGGGGACTTGTCCCCACCATTGAGCCGAGGGGAACGAGCCCCAGTAACAGCATCCGAAAGGGTGGAAAACTGAAAAAGCAAACGGAGGGTGGAGTTTGGTAGGTTTCCTTATTGGATTCTCGAAGAAGTCAGGCCCGGAGATTGAAGGCCTAAGGGCTGTAATAAAAAATGATATGCGCAGGGAAGGTTATTTGATAGAGGAGATTGTGGAGCCGTCAAACATGGAGGCTGCATTCCGCCAGGTACTCCGGGGAACCAAAAGGAAACGGAGCCGCCAGGGGTGTATCATGCTTGCGCATAAGGAGGAGGTGCTGGAGGAGCTGAGTTCTCGTATTTCGGACGGCACGTTCCGCGTGAAGGATTATCACGAGAAAATTATCATGGAAGGCGGCAAGCTGCGTCGTATCCAGGTTCTTTCCCTGAAGGACAGGATAGCCGTCCATGCCATCATGTCGGTGGTCGATGAGCATCTGAAGAAACGCTTCATCCGCACCACTTCTGCCAGTATTAAGAATCGCGGTATGCACGACCTCCTGGCATACATACGCGATGACATGAAGAAAGATCCGGAAGGAACACGGTACTGTTACAAGTTCGACATCTCAAAATTCTATGAGAGCGTCCGGCAGGATTTTGTCATGTACTGTGTGAACCGGGTATTCAAGGACAAGAAGCTCATCGCCATGCTGGACGGCTTTGTCCGTATGATGCCGGAAGGTATCAGTATCGGCTTGAGAAGTTCGCAGGGGTTGGGTAACCTGCTTTTGTCTGTATTTTTAGACCATTATTTGAAGGATAAGTGCGGTATCCGTCATTTCTACCGCTATTGTGATGACGGTGTCGTGCTTGGTAAAACGAAAGCGGAATTGTGGAAGATTCGTGATGTGATCCACGGTAGGATAAACTCCATCGGGCTTTCCGTTAAGCCCAATGAGAGGGTATTCCCGGTGGATGAGGGCATTGATTTTCTCGGATATGTCATCCGTCCGGATTATGTCCGGCTCAGAAAGCGTATCAAACAGAAGTTCGCCCGAAAAATGCACGAGGTAAAGTCGAGAAAAAGACGGCGTGAACTGGTCGTTGCCTTTTATGGTATGGCAAAACACGCCGATTGTAATATGTTGTTTAAAAAATTAACAGGCAAAGAAATGAAATCATTTAAAGATTTGAATGTCGCTTACAAGCCCGAAGATGGCAAGAAGCGTTTTCCGGGTACGGTGGTAAGTATCCGGGAGTTGGTAAACCTTCCTATCATAGTCAAGGACTTTGAAATGGGAATCAAGACGGAACAGGGGGAGGACCGTTGTATCGTGGCCATAGAGCAGAACGGGGAGCCTAAAAAGTTCTTTACCAACAGTGAGGAGATGAAGAACATCCTCAGACAGATAGAAGAAATACCCGACGGCTTTCCGTTTGAGACCACCATCAGGACAGAAACTTTCGGGAAAGGTAGAACCAAATATGTATTCAGTTGAAATGAAACGAGTGGAAGGAAGTGCCGGTGTAAGGCTGCTTGAATGTACGAATCCGGTAAAGAACAAGTGGCGTGTACGCTGGGACGTGAAAGAACGTGAGGACGGTTCCGCATCCTACATGGAATCGGAATTCAATGGGAGGCCGTCTGCGGAGTCTGTCCGTAAAATGATTATGGACTGGTGCAATTCTGTTACAAGCAGCCGTATTCTGTCAGGTTTTGAGTATGGCGGTCATCTGGTGTGGCTGTCCGGGGAGAACCAGCAGAACTACAAGTCGGCCTATGACTTGGCTGTCCGTACAAACGGGGACAATCTCCCGGTAACATTCAAGTTCGGGGATGATGACAACCCTTATTACCAGGAGTTCACTGATATAACCGGTCTGGAGGATTTTTATATCCGTATGACAAGGCATATCCAGAACGCCCTGTATGATGGCTGGAAAATGAAAGATAGTTTGGATATGGATCTGTATAGGTTGTAATTGATTTCCTTTCGGGGGAAGGAGTAAAAAAAGCCCCCGGCCTGTTAAAAGTAACGCCAATCACTTAGAACAACAAGTACGCCAGAGCGCACGACCGGGGGCAAATACCCTCGTTCGCACTCTGGCTTTTTTGTTGTCTAAAAATGATTGGCACTGCAAAGATACAAAAGATTTTGGATTATGACGGTATTTGAGATATTGAACTTTAACAGGGAGTTGTTAAACAGGTTGTCAGCGATAGGTTTTAGGCCTGATGATTGTAAATATATAGAGCTGTATGTTGAGTATGACAGTATGAGAAGGAGAGGGGAGAAGGTCACTTATGCGGTGTCTTTCCTGTCTGAAAAATATGCGGTTTCAGAGCGTAAGATATACGAGATAATCAAGCGTTTTGGAAAAGACTGCACGCCTTGTGCAGTGTGATTCTTCTTGTCTTTTTCGTGTTCTGACATATATGGGGGAACTTTGTGCTGTCAAAAATACAAAAGAACATGGAAAAAGAATATTTATCGGCTCCTCTGCCGTTTGTGGGGCAAAAAAGAATGTTTGCCACACAGTTTAAAGAGGTTTTAAAACAATATCCGGACGACGCTATATTTGTGGATCTGTTCGGCGGTTCTGGGTTGCTTTCACACATAGCCAAGCATGAAAAGCCAAAGGCAACAGTAGTATATAATGATTTTGATAACTACAGGGAGCGTTTGGCCAATATCGACCGTACAAATGCCTTGCTTGCGGATTTACGTGTACTGACAAAAGATAGCCCCCGCCATAAACTGATAACTGGTAAAGTGAGGGAAGCCATATTGTCCCGTATAGCCGAAGAGGAGAAAATCGGTTTTGTGGATTATATCACAGTCTCATCTTCCCTTTTATTCTCTATGAAATATGCGACGAGCCTTGACGGGTTGAGGAAACAAAGCCTTTACAATAATATCCGAAAATCCCAGTATTCTGCTGAAGGCTATCTGGACGGCCTGGAAATAGTGTCGTGCGACTATAAGGAACTGTTTGCTCGCTATAAGGATGTTCCCGGCGTGGTGTTCTTAGTCGATCCTCCATATTTGTGTACCGATGTGGATACCTACCACATGAGCTGGGGTCTGTCGGACTATCTGGATGTGTTGTCCGTGCTGTGCGGTTCCACGTTTGTCTATTTCACGTCCAACAAGTCATCCATCATAGAGTTGTGCGAATGGATGGGAAATCATAAAACAATAGGCAATCCGTTCCGGAATGCCGTAAGACTGGAATTTAATGCCCACATGAACTATAATGCGTCCTATACGGATATGATGCTGTATAACAAAGTAGAAACTTCGGGGTATAAAACGGCAGTTTAAACTATACAAATATAGTAATTTCCAATAAGATATGCAAATATTAGAACAGTATTATAACGGCTTTTGAATAACATTTTAAGGTAAAAGGATTATGAACAAATACTATTCCATTTTAGACAAAATACTATCGTCCGGAAAGCTTCAGGAGAACAGAAAAGGGAGGATAAAATACTTGTTGAATGAGCAGTTGGCATTGACTCCGGCTGACCTTCTTGATATTTTTGAGGGGCATAGTATTGCCCGTAAGAAGTTAAAAACTGAGCTGGAGTTGTTTATGCAAGGGGAGAGAAGTGTGGAGAAGTATCGTAATGTGGGTATAAACTGGTGGGATTATTGCGGTTCTGTATTGGTAAACAGTTATCCTACATATCTGGAGAAGTTGCCTCCACTGATAGATAAAATCAATCGGGAAAAGCGCAACAGCAAGAACTATGTGTTGTTTTTGGGCGCAACAGAAGCAGAAAGCAATCAGGCTCCATGTCTTAGTTTGGTACAGTTCCAGATTGATGACGGAGAACTGGTTGTCTCGGCTTATCAGAGAAGCAGTGATGCCAACCTTGGCCTTCCGGCTGATATGTATCATTTGTATCTGATGTCAAGGCAGATTGACTTGCCTTTGAAGTCTATAACTTTAAACCTCGGTAATGTTCATATTTACGAGAATAACATTGATAAGACTATCAGTTTGATTTCCGGTAAAGATGATGTTCGGTTTGAATTGAATGTATAAAACAAGAGGCAGGGAAACGGGTTGTTTTTGGGTTTCTCTGCCTCTTGTGTGTTTGAATAAATAAAAGACGTTTCGTTTTTGGAATTTGCGGATTTTTGAGACCTTTCGTTTCGGAAACCCGCATCTTTTCGTTTTGCGGATTATATATTTTATGGAGGGAAAGTTTTCGGATGCGGAGGCTTGGGTGGCCGGATCTCCTGATTTTGCTTTTAATGAGTTTCTGCAGATTGCGGCCGAACGGGGAATATGGGTGGCTGTGGCAGTGGTTGTCTGGTTGCTTGTACTGCTTGGCTTTGCCGGGAAAAGGAAACGTCTGACCGGTATGGGAGGATGTCTGGTATCACTGATGGTTTTTGCTTCTTTCTCTTATCCTTTGCATATTCCGGCTATTGTTTCGGTCTGGGTATTGACGGTCATGGTGCTCATGGGGGAATGGCTTGTAGCCATAAGACCGGAAAAACTTGCAAAAGTGGTTTTGCTGCTTGCGGCATTGGCTGGCTTGGGAGCTTCTGTAAGTATACACAGGGTATATGAGGAGCGGGTACAGGCTGCACGTGAATGGATGCCGTTGAGAGGGCTGTATCGGGCGGGTGATTATCAGGCTGCCGTGAAGGCGTATGAGAAACTGTATAGCCGGATGAACTGGAACGATGATTATTGTTTTGAATATGGGAGGGCACTTTATCGGCTTAAGTGTTATGAGAAGGCGGAAGAGGAACTGAAACGGGCGTTGACGGTGAGTGGTGATCCGATGATATTGAATCTTTTGGGAAGGAATGCTCAGGATAAAGGGGAGTTTGAAAAGGCGGAGGAGTTTCTGATACGTTCCACTCACAGACTGCCGGAACGTATTTATCCTTACTATCTGCTGGTGAAACTGTATGCCGTGCCGGAATATTACAGTCGGGAAAAATTGGTAAGGGCAGCGGAGAAGGTGCTTTATAGTGAGCCGAAGGTGAACTCAACGGCTGTCAGGGAAATGCGTCAGGAGGTGAGAAGTATTTTAAATGAAAGGAAATAA